TACTACTACTATAATTGGTAAATATGCACCTAAATTTGATGTTAAATATTGGGCTCATAAAAAAGCTAAAGAACAAGGTGTTAGTGAAAAAGAAATTCTTCGTCAATGGAATCAGATTAAAGATGAGGCTTGTCGTAGAGGTACTGATACACATAATGGAATAGAAGATGCCATTAAAGATGTTAGTAAATTTAAAGAAGCTATTAAATATCTTGAACAAATAGAAAGTGGTCGTTGTATTACCGTAGCAGATATTCCATATCTTAATGTTAAACCATTGGATATTGAAAAATTTAAAGAAGCTACTAATAATAAATATGATGAAATATATAGAGTTTTTCAATTTTATGTGGAAAAAGGTTACACTATATATTCGGAAATTGGAGTTTTTGACCCACTTCTATTAATAAGTGGTACTATTGATATTCTTTGTATTCGTGACAATGATTTTGTTATTCTTGATTGGAAAACTAATCGTGACGGTTTAAAGTTTGAATCTGGTTATTATCAGAAAGATAAAACTACTATTCCTAATCAATTAACAAATCTTTGGGTTCGTAAGAATGAAAAAATGCTTCCTCCTTTAAATCATCTTGATGAATGTAATGGAAGTCATTATACAATGCAATTAAGTATTTATGCTAGACTTGTTGAAAGAATATTGGAAATACCTTGTGTAGGACTTGGTCTTTGTCATATAGGTTCTCCTTTTGTTCTTAACAAATATGGTCAACCTCTTAGAGATAAAGATGGTTATCATATTGACGAGACTAAAGATGAAATAATTAATTGGTATAGAATAAATTATTTACGTAATGAAGCTGATGCAGTTTTTAATGATAGATTGTTATCTCTTAAAGCTATGAAAGCAAAGCAGCAAGTAGAACAACAAACATTATTTGATTAAACTATGATTAAAAACAGTCTTTATTACAAATGTCTTTCTAGTGATATTCCTAGAAGTGTTCAGCGTAAAGGTTATGTGTTCTTTGAAAAAGGTTTGTACAACCTTAATCTTATAGCTATTCGTAAAAACAATGATAATGCTATTACGAATAAATTTGATGATATATTTGTAGTTATTTATAAAGATGATACTGGTTGGAGAGAAAGATTTTATAATATAACTACTGAACCTGGTGATTATTATATGCGTAAGAAACTTGGTAATCCTAAAGGTACTGCAATTCTTGTTCCAGACCAATATCGTGGTTGCTTTAAGATTGGTAAACATAAAGGACAATATGACGCATTAGTTCAAGCAAAACCAGTTAAAGTTTATCGTGATGGTGATATGGATGAAGTTTATGATATGTTTCCCCAAACAATTCAAGAAGGATTCTTTGGAATAAACATTCATAGAAGCAATCAAGGTTTTACTAGAGATACAGTTGATATGTATTCTGCTGGTTGTCAAGTTTTCAGTAATTCTGAAGATTTTAATCAGTTTATGGAACTTTGTAAGAAATCAGCAGCTATTTATGGTAATAGTTTTACTTATACTTTAATAGATGAAAAGGATTTGGAATACTCAAGAAAGTAATCATCTTTGGATTACTGTTGTATCTTTTCTATTTATAGTTGGTATTATTGTTGGAACTTACTTTCTTGGACATAAACAAGGTTATAATAGAGGACTAGTTGATGGTAAGTTGGACTATCAAACCCCTGTAGAGAAAGTTGTGATTGATACGCTATACATTAGACGAGATAGTATAATTAATAGAGTTAAATATTTAGAAGTTATTAAACATGATACAATTGAAAAAGTGTACGTTCTTGGCAATGATGCTTCTATTGACTTGTTCTATGAGTTGGTGTCAGAATGATACTACTTGTACACAAGATAGTGTATTAGTGCCTATTGAAGCATTACGTGTTGCTAATGCTAAAATGATTGAACTTAAATATGAAAAAGAAATTAATAATGAACTTAAAGAAGCGATTAAGACAGATTCTGTACTTATCGATGCTTTACAAACTAATTTAAATTATTGTGAAGCAACTGTAGATAGTAAAGTTGCAAAAGTTAAGAAACAAAGAAATATTGCAATTGGTGCTGGTAGTGGAACAAGTGCATTATTATTATTATTATTAATATTTATCGCTCTATAATGGAAGTATCAGTTGAAAAATATATAGAAGATTATCCATTTCTCAAATACATTAACGAGGATAAAAGTCATTATGTTCATGCAAAAGATGCTGGATATAATGATCCTGATGATTTATTTCTCATTGGTGATAGTGGGGGATTTCTTCTTAATATTCAACCTGGGGATAGATTTGTAAACACTCGCTTGTTTACAGAAATGGCTGATTTTTATCGCAAATATAAACAATATACTACATATAGGGAAGATAGTATTCCACATAGACAACTTCGTAAACGTGAAGAATATCGCAGAGAACACGGCTTCTCTGCTCCTTGTTTGTATCGTAATGGCAAAATAGAAAACATTAGAATTACAGGTGGTCATTATAATTTTCTCAATTATAATCCTATTGAGCAGCTTGATACTAAAAGTGTAAAATATAGTGGTCAAGCTAGTACTGGTAAAAAGATTTATGATTTTCCAAAGTTTATTGATGCTCAGTTTTGGACTTGGCATATTAAAGAATTTGCAATTCGTAATGGTTTTCATCTTCTTATAGATAAAACTCGACGTGGTGGTTTTTCATATATTGAAGCTTCTGACACAGCAAATGATATTAATCTTAATCCTCGTAAAGTTGAGATCCATGTAGCTGATGATAAGAAATATCTTAATCAACGTGGCGGTTTGTCTGATTTTGCTATTAATAACCTTAGATTTTATGAAACTAAAACATTCTTTAAACGAGGAATTCTTTCTACAGATAAAGAAAATTTTGTTTTAGGTTTTAAACTTCCTAATGGTGTTGTATCTCCTAAGTCATGGAATAGTGCATTACTTAGTGTGTCTGCCATGAATAATCCTGATTGTGCTATCGGTAAGGATGCTATGAAAGTCAAAGTTGAAGAAGTTTCTACTATGGAAAACTTTGATGAATTTATGGCTGTTACTGAACCTGCAATGCGTACTGGTGCTTATGTTACAGGTAATCTTGTAGCATGGGGAACTGCAACTTCTGGTAACATGCAAAGATTTAGTGAAAACTTTTATGATCCTAAATCTTCTCATTTTATGCCTTTTGAAAATGTTTGGGATAAAGATTGTCGTCATGAAGTTTGTGGTTATTTCAAACCGTATTGTTGGGGACTTCAAGGTCAAGTAGGAGATGAATACGCAATGGATACTGATGGTAATTCTAATATAACACTTGGTCTTACTATAGCTTATAATGAACGTGAAATTAAAAGACAGAATAGTAAGACTTTTGCAGAATATATCAATTATCTTGGTCAGTATGCTAATATGCCATGTGAATCTTTTAGTTCTGCTACTGAAAATATTTTTACAAGTGAAGAACTATTAGAGTGGGAAGAGCGTCTTCGTACTGATAATGCTTTTAATTTTTATACAGATGGTATGCTTTTTGAAAAAGAGAATAAAGTTGTTTTTAAAAGTAATGCTCGTATAGAAGCTGAAGGTGGAAGACATAATGTTGATTTCTTTGATTGGATTAAAGGTGTTCCTCGTAAGAGTAATGAACATCCTCATGGCTGTATAAGAATTTGGTTTAATCCTCAAAAACATCCTTATACAGACCAACAAGGTAATAATATTCTTGGAGTTCCTCCTGGATTGTATTCTATATCTTATGACCCTGTTGGTGTTAATAAAGAGAAAGCTGCTATCACTAATAAACATTCACACAATAGTATTAAAGTATGGATGAATCCTACTCCTTATAACGGATTTAGAACAGCACTTGTTGCTGCTTATTATGGTCGTCCTGAGAAACTTGAAGAAGCTGATAGAATTTGTTATTTACTTGCTAAATATTATAATTGTATTGGTACTGTTGGTGTTGAGGTTAACCGTGGTGAAACTGTAAGTAATTTTAGTAAATGGAAAGCACTTAGATATTTAATGAAAGATCCTGTTCAACTTTGGGATACTTCTTTAAAAGGTGCAGTTACTTCTACTTATGGTGTTAACATGGGTGGTGGTGATGGACAAGGTAGTACTAAAAAACTTGAAGGTTTACGACTTCTTAAAGAAATGCTTTATTCTGAAATAGGTAAAGATGAACTAGGAAGACCTAAACGATTATTTCATACGATTTATGATTATCAAACTATTATAGAACTTAAAATGTGGAGTAGCACAGGTAACTATGATAGAGTTTCTGAAATGATAATTCGTGCATTACAATGGAAACTTGTTGATGTTGAAGCAGCTAAAGAACTTGCTCATCGTAAACAGATTATTAAAGATAAAAATAGTATATTTCAACGAGCTTGGTTTTAAATTATGAATAAACGAAAATATTTAGATTCAGTTCCTCCTAGAAAGAAATCAAAGAGAAATCCATATACTGTTGGTTCTATGGTTGATGCTCTTTATAATGGGACTTTAGAAGAAGAATTTATGGGACTTCCTGCTCACAATTATGATGTTGCTCAATCGGATGAATGGGCTGATGCTCATGGATATTATCCTGACGAAAGAGGTCATAGAGATGATAAAGTTAAAAAAGAAGCACATCCTAGTCATCCATCTAGAGGTACTTTTTATAATAGCGGGAATGCCTTTGAGCTTACAGACAAAGGAATGCAAGATGTTAATTACATTTATTTTGGTCTTAATGATGGTGAACAAGATCCTCAAGCAATATTAACTCGTGAAGGTGCTATTGTGCTTCCAGAGATTACTATAACTCCTGATAGCGGTTATATTGAAAATACTTATGATAATATTAAATTACATTATAAAAAGAAAAGAAGATTAAAAGATGGAGGTA